GAACTTTTGGGTGGTGGTGGCCCTGGGTTTACCCAGAGAGAAAACTTCTCTGGATCAACTGAAGTAGGCGAGTCTTTGACGCAACCGTTTGAAGCGGAATCGGCTTATCCATTTGTTAAAAGATCTCGTAATGTTGAACATGGTCAATTAGATAGTATAGTACCGTATGAAGATGACGAGTAACTATAGACGGCTAAGAACTATAGATGGCTAACATCGTCCTATCTTAAAAATCGAAGCCCCCCCCGCCGGGCCCCCGAAGGGGGGGGGGGGGCGAGAAATAACAAAAATTATAATTAAATAAGTCTTATTTAATTAGCATAAATCTACTTCATCACTACTTATTGAATCACTCAGTCTCTTCGCAGGAAGAGTATCCAAGGTCAGAGAGGTACTCGTGGAACCAACAGTCGTCCTCGCAGCAGTCTCCGAACTGCTTTCCTGCGCAGCAGAAGGGAATGGCGGGGAGCGCTTCTTGTTCGACATCCCAGAAGCGTTGAATGGGAGGGCAGGAGAGTACCCGAGAGCCTGTTGAAGGGAGGTAAAGTGGATCACATGTTCGATCCTCCGTTCCAGTTGGTTGAGAGCTTCGTTCCCAATCCATTCGCAAGTCGCAAACAGATCTCGGGGAGTCGAGGGGGCTGTTATGAAGATCCTCTGAGAAACAAAATGAATCGTACTCCCTTTTGCTTCCACTGTAACTGGGTATCTGTCCAAGAGGCGGAGCATCATGTCGAAGGGCAGTTCCTTGGACGGACGGAAATCGTCTATCATTACGTCCTTCTGGCCCGTGTATCCATCCCACCATTTGTTCGACGCACTCTTGAAGTAGGAAGACTCTGCGTCCATCTGGTCGAATACCCATCTGGATTTGCCAGTCCCTGTCGTGCCCCATACCCAGTAGATCTCTGTTTTGAAAGAGCGCGGGGCTATGGAGTGCATCAGTAACTTCTGGATTCCGCCAGAGTATAGAATGAACTGTGCAGGACACGAAGAGATAACATCAGTTAGAGAACCACCCTCATTAATAATATTCACAACAGCATCTAAATCAGAGCGGGCGCCGCTACCTTTTGGTCGGTCGCCATATTCAGACACTTCAACACCATCTTTTTGGCAGTACTTAATCATTTCAGGAAAGTTTCTGTCGCCAATTTTCCAAGACAAACAACCAACAGGACAGTCCAACCACTTGGGCACTTTCTTGTTGAGAGAGTTCACGCATTCATCGTTCTTGAATTGGAAAGCGAGTTGAAGGTGGGGAGTTTCAGTTGTTGGACAGACTTCTGATCCATGAGTAAAATATTTAATAGGTTTTCCTTTACCAGTTTTACCACCATTGACTAACTTGTCATAAAGGACAACTTTCATATCACGCATTCCTGTTTCTCCCCAAGTTTCACCAACAGGTTTGACGGGATTGTAACAAACTGCCATCCAATTACGAGATTTCAATTTAGGATTAACAGTTGCTAAATTAATTTCTTCGTTTGAATTGGAAGAGGAGGTAGAGGAGAAGGACATTTTATTGGTCTAGGATTAAAATTATAAGGCATAAATTTAATATTTGTGAAATAAAAATAAAAACATAAAAAATAAAAAAAACAAAAACAACTTTTTTTTTTGATTCGTATCTTGAAACGACAAAAAGATGCACAAAACACACCCTTGGTTTGTTGAGATGCGCAAAAAACGGTTTTTTTTTGTTTTTAGCAGAGGTTGTCGCCATGGTATTTAGACAACCTCTGCTTTTTGCTTTTTTTTAAAAAAGCTTATATTTATATATTATTAATTAAAAATAGGCTTATCTAATTAAATTTCCTTTAATTTGCCCCTATTTTTAGCTTAAATGGAGTTAAATAAGATTAGATATTCCACTTCTAAGATTTTGAGTTTTTGAAAAAAACTCAAAATCTTAGGAATGAAAATTTGTTAGGAAGATTAACGAATTTTTTAATTTTAAAAAGGGGAATATGAATGAAAAAATTTAATTAAAAAGAATATGGTACTTAGGCTTTTTACATCATTAAATTAAGAATAGTGATTTTGCACGTTTATCCACATAAGCTGTGCAAAGGTGATCACTTAAGGTACACGTTTATCCACATAAGCTGTGCAAAGGTGATTACTTAAGGTACGATGACTTGTCCGGCCGCGGTCGTTAGGATAGGGGCATCAGAGGTACCTATATTAGCTGCTCTATAACTAAATCCGGAATTATATTCTTGGATTTTTAATTGAGCCTGTGTTGGCAATGCAGTTCCCGGAACAGTTGTTAATGTTAATTTGTTCTCTGTTCCATTGGTGCTGTTTTGAACGAACACATGACCTAACCACATGACTTGTGTGGCATTTGAGCAACCTGCTTGATTGCCAGGACTATCTCCTACAGTTTGATTGGCGCCGTACATATCACTAATGTACGTTACATTCCCTAGGATAGCACTTGCACCTACAGTTGTTGAGCCCATCGTCGTCCCTTCTACTAACAAGGTGATCGCTAGATAGCCTGTGTAGGCTGCAGGGAATGTTAACGCAATAGTGTTAGCTAAAGTAATATCAACGTTCACGTTGATATTATTAGCTTGAGCTTTCAGTAAACGATCTTGGCTTCCCAAGAGGAAAGTAGCAGATTCCGTTCCATTACCAGACACGTATATGTCTTGGGATATCCCTAGACCTCGTGCTGTAAAGAATTTGGGTTTGCGGAGAGTAACAGTATAGCTAATCCAAAGTTCACCAATACTATTGTTTTGGTATCCAACTGGCGAATTGCAAATTGCTAGTTGGAACAGTCCATGGTCGTAAGTTTTTACGTCTTGGGCGCCAACTAAAGGCGAATTACGAATGTATTTGCCGTCAGACCCTGATAGCTTTGCAGGGTCACATTCAACTCCATGTAGCAGTGATTCAGTCGCTTTTCCACTCATGACTGCATCGTATTCCATCATTGTTACTTTGTCGCGCCAAGCAGGCTGTGCGGCATTGTAGTTAGTGCCCATTACAACGGTACCACACTGTCCATTGGTGCTTGTACCAATGTCTGTAGTGGTTGATCGAAATGTGAATATGCATTGATGTAATGTATATTCATCGTAGTTTTGAGCAATTTGTGATAACCAAGGGAACGTCGATTCTAATCCTGGATTGATGGGATAAGACTGCACGTTAAATGCGGCAACCGGCCCGTAAATATCACCAATGTACTCTTTGTGAGATATTGTTAGGGCTCCAGTTTCGTCTCCAGAAGAAGAGAAGCTGGGTATCATGGCTAGGTCGCTTTTGCCAGGAATTAATTCGTTAGCAGGAATACTGGGTCCTGGTATGCCTACTTCTTCGAAGTCACCCATTCCGGTATAAAGTCCCTGGCCACTCATTTTTCTAAGTGCGTTAACAGTGGCCCCCTTAAGGGCGCTACCTACCTGTCCTCTGCCAAATTTGTTTATAGCACGACCTATCTTATAGGCCCCGAAGCCGGCTGCTGCAGCTCTTGCGTAGCGGGTGGTGTAGTTTTGGCCGGCTGCGTTAACACCACCAAAATAGTTTGCACTATTTTGGATCTCTGCAACCATTTTGTCACGACGGTATAGCCTGGCAGCGCTTTTAGCAAGAGCTGCAATAGGGGCAGGCAACCCGCTAGATCGTCGTCTACTAGATGATTTTCTTTTTGGTGGCATGGCATATATTTATATTTATGAATTGTTATTGTAAATAATGATTTGTAAATAAAAGCAAGAGCTGTGCTTTTGTGTAGAATATACGATATTGCCATAAAATGTCGTCAGAAGGTGGTGGAAAGAGAAGAAGGTTTTCTGAGTTGACCAATGAAGAAAGACTTGAGGAGATAGAACGTGGTAAACGTGATATTGCAGCTGTGCGCCACAGGATACAGCAATTAGCCGATGCAAGAACACGTTTGAAGGGTATGACCGCTGGTACAGGAGCGTATAGTGGATGCGGTGCTTATAGGCCAGTACGTAAGTATGTACCAAAGAGAGTTCATAGGAAGGTTACGTTTAAGAAGAAGCGTGTTTATCCACGCGCTAGAAAAGACATGCGTAGTTTGAAATATCATAGTGGGTTTCATAAACGGAAGCCTGGATATTATCAGCCATATTGGCAGAGACCATATCTTGATCCCAAGTATGAGGCAATGTATGAACCACCTACGTTAAGGGAACAACAGCGCCGTACTATGTTTAGCGAGTTTGCTAGACGTTACGGCGCGGAGACTATAAGGCGTAGGGCTCGTGAGGAGGAAGATCCTGAAATTGATCGATATGTAGACGAACTTTTGGGTGGTGGTGGCCCTGGGTTTACCCAGAGAGAAAACTTCTCTGGAT